GGTCAAGATAAGATCAGAGCGGGCGAATTAGCATCAGGGTTGCCTGAAAATGCAACAGATCAGCAGCTAGCCGATTGGCGAGTAGCCAATGGGGTGCCTGAAGAGGTTGATGGGTACGCCAAGTCGCTTGATGAAGGTCTGGAATTGGGCGAGGATGATACCCGCATATTGGACGGCGTCTTTGAAGTGGCGCATAAGTATAACTTAGGCGCTGATGCGGTTAATGAGATCACCAATGCGCTGATAAAAGGGCGTGATAGTGAGGCCGATGCAGTCCGAGCAGAGGATGGGATGCACCAGCAAACCGCTGTACGCCAGTTAAAAGACACCTGGGGCGGGGACTATGAGACGAACCTTAACATGATCAAAGGGTTGACGACTCAGTTGCCAGAAGAGGTGCGTGCTGAGTTTGAGTCTGCCCGGTTGCAGGATGGGCGTGCGCTCTTTAACAGCCCGGAAGTGAACGTGTGGCTAGCCGATATCGCGCGCCAATTAAACCCCGCAGGTGTTGTGGTGCCCAATTCTGCCAACCCCGTCCAGTCGATTAAGGATGAGATAAAGTCCTTAGAGGGCCAAATGGGTGACTCAGTTGAGTGGAGTAAGAACACAGAGGGCAATCAGCGGCTGATGGACCTTTATGAAGCCGAGGAGCGAATGACGCAAAAATAGGCGATAATCAGTAGGTTGGCAGCGTCTAGCCTACTGATCTTGCATCTTTACCTCCTATAGATTATATTTAAAGCACTTTATAACCGCAAAGTAGACCCCCTAATTTGAACGAGCGGCCCCTTGTAAAAGGCTACCCCGCAGACCTCTTTTTTCGGCCACCTCGAACTACGGTGAATAGATAACCAATATTCATTAATTTTTGAGGTACTAAAAAATGGCTGATTCAGCATTTCAACGTAAGTACCGCGCCGAGACGATTGCAGGCTTTGAAAAGCAGCAGTCACTAATCCGACGCACGGTTACTACGGAAACCGAAGTAAATGGCAATGAGTGTATTTTTCTCGTCGCCGATTCAGGCTCGGCTACTGCGGTTACTCGCGGTATCAGTGGTGACATCCCCACACGCCCGGATAACTTAAATCAATTTACCGCGACTCTAAAAGAGTGGCATGACGTGCCAGAGCGTACTAATTTCAACATCTTCGCCTCACAAGGGCGCGGGCGTGAGATTATGCAGCGTACTAGCCGCGCGGTGTTAAACCGAAAGATTGACAGTGATATTCGTGATGCGTTAAGCGCAGGCACAGTATTGCTAACGATGACGCAGACAAATGTCGCGACATTCTTAGCTGACTGTCTGGATCTTGTTGTCACACTGTCTGAAGCGAATGCAATCGATGCAGGCGTTGAGGAGCAGCAAGAGCCGTACGCCATCATCAGTCCGGGCTTTCGGGCTAACTTGATGACGCTATCACAGTTTACCAGCATGGATTTCATTAACTTGAAACCTTTCGCTGGCGTCTCCAAATCTAGAGCCTTTAATTGGATGGGCTGTAACTGGATTGTGGACACTGACGTGGCGGGTGTTGGGACTTCCTCTGCGACATGCTATATGTACAGCATGAACGCTATAGGTCACGCCTGCGATGCTGAGCGACTTCAGACTGAGGTCGGCTACGACAGGAAAAATGATAAGTCTTGGGCTCGTACCTCGGCTTACATGGGCTCGAAGCTGTTGCAAAACACCGGCGTCGTTAAAATCACCCACGATGACACTGCGATCATCGGCGCATAATAGGAGCGGTTAATTATGACATATTCAACAGATAACCCCCCTGCACTTGCCACCCAGCGTGTAGGGGCTACTGGTGGCGCTATTTGGATCTACAAAGACGGCGACAGCCTGGATGATGTTAGTGATGTTAACTACATATCCAATGCAACCGATCTAGGCTTAAAAGCCGGAGATATGGTTGTTCATATCGATGAAACCGACTTGGTAACCAATAACCTCACCGCTGTGGACCATAGGACTTCAGGCACCGCCTCTGGCGCGCTTTGTAGTGCTATCGAACCAGTAGCTGAAACATCTATCGCGTTACAGTCCGCAGGTACTGGCACCGTCGTGATCGATGATATCATTACCTTCAGTAACGACGCGGATACTGAGTATCTCGTCACTACTGGGGATACCGATGTCTCTGATGGTGGTACGCTTGTTATCACCCCAGGTCTTGTAGTTGCCACAGCCGTAGGCACGGCCATTACGGTTAAGACGGATGTTGTTAACCTAGCCACAGCGAAGGTAGGACGTAAAGTTCACGCCTCATCTGCGGCCACTCGGTTAATCCAGCCTTCTGAGTCAGGAGATATGTTTCTCTTTGACGCGGTAGCTGGCCAGTCGTTTACACTGCCCGAGGCAGTGGTAGGGCTTAAGTACAGCTTTATGACGACTGCAGATCTAACATCTAACGCCTACGCCGTTTTGTGTAGTACTGCAACTGCCGGGGACTTCATGGTAGGCGCGGTTCAGGGCGGTATTGAAGGCGCGGCAACGGATGAGACTCACTATGCTAACGGAACCACTCACTTAGGTATTTCTAGCAACAAGACTACCACTGGTGGTTTGATTGGTGGATGGCTTGAAATTGAGTGTATTACGACAACATTGTGGTCTATCCGAGGTTCGCTGTCTTGTACGGCAACACCGGCAACACCTTTCACTACGTAAAACGTAGTGATTGAAAATGAGAAGCACGGCGTGTCGCAAGGCCGTCGTGCTTTTTTCTTTTAATGAATAGAACGGAGTTACCCCATCATGGTAAAACGTAAAACAAGTAAACCGATCGTTGTAAAAGAAGAGGCGAGCGAGGAGCGTGTAGTAGCACCCTTAAAGCCTATGTACTTTGGTTTGCAGACCCACCAATACGGTATGTATAGTGCGCAAACCCCAAGCCTTGTGGATAAAAAGACGCTAGAAGATTCTCGGTTTTGGGCCTTTTTAGCCCAAAGGTTAAAGATTGGTGATGAGGTGCGTGTAGTTGCGCAAGATTGCACGTTTCGTGCGGTACTGATGTGCACTTACTCTCACGGTACTGATGCGAGGATGAAAGTTGTTGAGTACTGTGCGTTGGAGGAGGTGGACTACGCAGCGTTAACGGGCGGGGCCGCTGAGTATAACGTGGAGCTTAAAGGTCTCCAAGGATGGTGCATCATAAAAGATGACGGCACGGTTATCGAGGCAGACTTACCGAGCCAAGGTAAAGCATTACAGAAACTTGAAGAGTATTTAAAAGCCCTTGCAGCTTAGGAGTAACCTATGGCCATTTCCCAACTTGCACTCTATAACGATGCGCTCCTTCTTTTAGGACAGCGTCGTCTAGCTTCGTTAACGGAGGCCCGTGAGCCCCGGTATAGACTGGATGATATCTATGGTATCGAGGCGTTAGAGTTTTGTTTTGAAATGGCCAAACCTACGTTTGCTAGAGAGACGAATATTTTATCCGCACCCACCACGTCTAGCCAGCACGGCCTGGATAGTGTTCATACGCTACCGGGGGACTATATTTCGATGGTCGCGGTCTATTCGGATGACAAGTTAGACCAGCCTCTTAACAGGTATATTCTTGAAGGCGATACGATCGCGTGTGAGTTCGCAACAATTTATATCAGATTTATCTCCAACGCGTCCGTAACATCTTTTACGGACTGGACACCTGCGTTTGCAAGAGTTGTCTCTGCGTACTTAGCCCGAGAGTTAGCGGCGCGAACGAGCCCAGATAAATACGCAGATATGAACGCGCAGTTTGATCAGCGTGTAGAGGATGTGATATCACTGGACGCGCGTAATGAGCCTGCTTATAGGTCTTCGGCGCCCACGGTCACGTTAACAAATTCCTGGCGCGTTATTTACAATGACGCGCTTCTTATCTTAGGCCTGGATGAGATAACTAGTAATAATGACGACTCGGATAGGCGTGCAAAGCTGGATCGCGCTTTGGATGCGGGGTTAGTGGAGTCAGTTTTAGAAGATACCAGTTGGACTTTTGGACTCTCCTCGGTAAAGATTACTTTCGACCCATCTTTAGAGCCCGAATTCGGGTACACGAGAGTCCATCAAAAACCCAGCGATATGCAGATTATAAACGGGGTGTATCAGGATGAGTATATGCGCGAGGCGCTACGATACTATAAAGATGAGGGCAGTCATTTTTTCTCTGATTTGGATACGATCTATGTAGAGTTCGTATCGACAGATTTCTTAACGAACCCGTCTAACTGGCCCGCGTATTTTCGTAGACTCATCGCAGGTAAACTAGCGCGTGATGCTGCGGCCAGTATTAATGAGC